AGCATCCATCTCACCAAGCTTACTAGCAGCCCAAGCTCCAAACTGATTACCAGCCATTACAGAGTAAGCCTTTAGCCTTCCATAATCAGAAGCACTATTTTTACCACGTACCCACATCACCTCTTCAGGTGTGTAGCCCTCTCTTTTCATCTCATCAGCAACACGCTCAAGGTCTTCACCTTTTGCCCAGTTCCTGTCTTCTAACAATTCAACTCGAAGCTGGTCCTCTTCAGTCATACCATGAGTCATATAGTAGTTATACGACGCATCCATGGTTGCATCCCAGTCCTTCTTCTTTATTGTCTGATAGTCTTCAAAAGCTGTTTTACTAAAACCAATGAGTTTCTGTAAGTTCTCATTCTGTGCTTCTATCGACTTAATCTTAGCTTTTTCATTCTGAACAAAGGTTTCTTTGTTGACTTGAAGTGCTCGTTCCCGTGTAGAAAATACCTTATCTTCAATATAGATATCTTTACGGTTAGCTTCTTCATTCTTCATCACTCTTTCGAGGTCGTCTTCAGCTTGTAGATCCCTATCTCTCCGATCTTTCTCTGCTTGTTTAAGGTTAGATAACTCTTGAGCTTGCTTTTCCTGTAAACGAGTAAGTGCGGTATATCCTGGGTCTATATTGCTGAAGCCTTTTCCAATGGCTTGCCCTTGGAATTGTACTTTTGCCATTTGTTGTTAATAACTATTTAATAAATACCTGAACTAGACATATTGCTAAAAGATAAATCATAATTACCTGTAGAGACTGAACTAGGTAGAGTCATGCTGCCAAATGCTTTAGTGCTGTTACCGTAACCATAATCAAAACTACTATTTCCTGGAGTATTTGCTGCATAAGCACTAAAACCTGCACTTGCTGCTCCAGCTAATACACTTCCCATACTTGGTACTTGTTGGAAGGACACACCTTTAATAGGCTTAGGTCCAAAGTCAAAGTCTTGCAGTGCTCTAGGCATTTGATAATCATGCAGTGGAGCCTTTACTGGTTTTATAGGTTCTGGCGGTGCTTCTGGTCTAAGCATACGTTGAGCGTCTGCTTTTCTTAAGAAGTCCCTTAAGCCCATACGGGTATTCCTATCTGCACTGATTAGTGATTCCGTCATTATTGCTACTTGCCTACCTTGATCATATAGTTCAGCTTGAGCAGCCTTGACTGCACTCCTACCTGCTTGAGAGGTAGCTGCTAATTCACCCTTCCTTTGTATGCTTTCAATTATTCTATCTTCATTTTGAAATGCAAAGGATTGCTTAGTTTCTTGTCTTTGTATAGCAGCCTGTTCTTGTGCTTGCTGTACTGATTGAACATATAGACGTTCAGACTTTTGAAATAATCTTTTCTGCTGCTCGTGTTGAAATGTTCTTATTTTTAACTGTTGATGATAAGCACGAAGGTTGTTTTTATCTTTAAACGCAGCAAACTTCTTTTCATTAGCTGCTTTTAATTTAACGCCTTCAGTCATGAAAGCTACATCAGCCCGTAGCTTGTCACCAAACATTTCATATGACGGCATGTCATATTCAAGATGCTTCTTCTCGTAGAAAGCATCCTCTGCGTTCTTCTGTTTCTTGGCTGATTTCCTACCAAAGAAGCCGCCTATACCACTAATAATGGATGAAGCGACTAATGCGGTTCCTGGGTCCATATCTTAAGTCCTCCTATAAAATCTCGGTGAGTAGTTTCCTTCCCACATCATCGAGTTGAGAGAGACGGGAAATGGTGAGTCATTAAAGACTCGTAAAGTAAAGTTCTTACTTCTTTGGTGTATTGGTAAAGTAAATATTGTTGATTCATTTAGTGCTACGTCATCAGCTAGATATGTGTTAGCTGCGGTAACAGGTTGTAGTTGATACCACTCGTCTAGGTAGATAAGTACTGACGCTCCAGCAGCAGGTGCTGTAGTGAATCTAATTTCAGTATCACTTAGGAAAGTAAAAGCTGTATTAGTTACATTGTTTACCTTAACTTTGACTTGACTTCTATCAACATAATCAAGGTCACTTACAGTCCATTTAAAATCTTTATTAGAGTTATCACCTGTATGCTGCTTCTTACCTGCAAACCTACCAACAGCATTCAGTTTAAAACCTAATACACCTGATAAACCTACATCAAATTTAAGTCGTGAAACAGTTAGACTAGCTGTAAAGTCACGGGATTTGCCTTCTTGATCAAGTTGATAGTAAATCTGTGGTAACGTCAAATCGAAGTTATAGGCATAGCCTACGTAGACGTTACTTGCATTATTTGTAAGGTCTTGTCCAGGAACTTTAAAGTATGTCCCAGTACCATCTGTACCTACCTCTGGAGTAATAGTAAATCCAGAGTTGTTATACGTACCAGCTGCTGTTGTACCAGCAACAATAAGTACATTCTTTTGATCAGTTAAATTAGCATAAGGTAGATAACACTTAGAGAAAAGGTTGGTAGAGTCATAAGCTACAGAACTAGCCTGTGCATAAAGATCCATACAAGGATTAATCTTCTGACCCTGTGCGTTGGTTATGATTGCTACCTCTGGACTCTGAGTTAGATTTGCTTTTGATAGCGTGTATTGATTACCCTGCTTAGTCACACAGTACATATCATCCTGATCGAGAGCCATTGACTGGACACTTCCAGGCAACTTCCACTTAAACCAAGACTCCATTAATAATTCATCACCATTCTTATAAGTCCTATAAAAATAGATCTCATCACTATCCTGTGCAGACATAGCAATGAACTCATTCTGAATACTTGCAACCAACGTATCTACATCTATTGTTATCCACTCATTAACTACACGACCTATATCAAGGATGTCAGGACTCTCTCCTAATCCTTTAGGTTGCATAGCAAAGACTCTTACAAAGTTAGGAGTCTTACTAATGAAGTTAAAGTGAGTACCAATATCTATCGGTTCAACATCATCACTCATCTCCATATTAGAGATAGCTCTGATCTTTTGAGATGTAGGTGTTATCGGCCCATCATCATTGTATAGCAAGAATTGTTGTCTTTTACTGAACAGTACTAAACCCTGCCTAGCTGGTACAACTGAGGTTAATTTAGTAGGTCTAACTGAAGAACAATTCAGATCGCAAGGATCGGAGTTTGACTGTGTTCTAGCTGAATCGACATAAAAACGGAATGGCTCATTCCTTACACTTAGTATGACATTATCTTCTGATAAGAAACCGAGTCTATCATTATGGTGAAAAGCTTTTGTAATTGTTTTACCTACAAAACTCGGATGATTATTAGTTAGATCATCTCCAACTAGCCGTGGTTCCCAAACAAATGGTTCAAATGTAAATGTATTAGTACCAGTATTCTTTAAACTATGTGGCATCGTAGAGGCTGTTAAACCTGTAGAAACATTTGGTGCTATTGTTTCTACCCAGTAACCTTCACCACCTGTTGAGGGGTTGGTAGCTACAAATTTAGCATAAAAATCATCAGTATCTGTACCAGGTTTATTTACTATATGTACTACCTGACCATGAAATGAGTAATTTGGTAGCCATGATACATTACTAGCCCAGTCTTGGTAGACAACAAGTCTTTCATTATCATCTCCACCTTTACCACTTAATGTAAATGCAGTTCTGGTAGAACTGACAACTCTATCTAGCTGTAAAGATGTGCCGTGTTTGGTTACTTGTAATCCACTAATACTTAAAGCATTAATCTTAGTTTCTAAGTCATCTAATATTTGATCGAAATCAGCATCTGTAGGTGCAGTATAAGCAGATGTTGTACTACCGGCTACTGTTACAGAGAATGTTTCTCCCTGCATCTGTTCTATCTTTCCACTTAGTAGAAGAGTTCCTCTACTCTGAGCTACAAAGTCTGTAGGTGCAGGTAGTGTAGTTACTGTTACTAAGTTATTAGTAATGATAGTTTTATCTTGTACTGTCAGAACATCGTAGTTAGTCTTAGCACCTGTTAGATAGCTATGTGCATTACCATTAGTGATGGTACACGCAGCTCCAGTACCTGCATTCCATACATACAGACTTCCATTAGTATTACCTACTTTAGGTGTAATGCATCCTATGTAGCTTGTTGTTGCATCTCTGTTTATATAGAACCATTTAGCTCCATCTAACTGAGTCCCACTAAAATCAGTACCACCTGTATTTTTTAATTTAGATATAAACTTGAATCCAGGTCTCTTAGTCATACCTAATGTCATATCAGGTAAACCATTAATACATTCTTTTACTTGACCTGGAAGTTTCTTACTATCTGCTTGTTTAGAGACTCCACTTAAATAGTTAGAGACCCTCTGCGTAACTGCTGTCATTATCTGCTCAGTGCTTTGTATGGTTGATAACTGACATAAGGGTGTGCTCCGTCAGGATGTCCAAAGAATGAATAATCACCTTGTGTAGTTTCATACTCAAGAGCCATAGCTCTCATATAGGCTTCTTTCTGTTGGAGTATTTGGTATTGAGTACTGTCTCCTACTATTCGACTAGAGGTAACACTAGATGCTCTAGCTGTTATGTAATCTTGTATAGGTCTTGGTAGATCTACCCAATCAAATAGCCATGTGATGTCGCAGTCTACGGCACCATCTGTCCATTCCCATGTGTGGTGTTCCTTGTCATATAACTTCCCACCTTTTCTAATTGCTTGTTTGTCTGAAGCATTAGAAGCACTGAGATCTATCTGTAATATGTTGTTTGGGATGACAATATGGTTAGTACCTGAGTCAGGTGTCATCTTGTAATGGGCTTCTTTATTAAAAGTCCAGCCTTCACTTTGTACCTCTCTAGATACCTCTAGTAGAGTTTGATATGCAATCGCAACGTCTGGGTTGGTTTCATCTAAAGTGGTGACTGGAGCCTGACCACAAGCCATCAGTATTTGATTTAT